GAAATTGATAAAAATTTTGAATTTTAAAATAATTAAAGTCGCAAATATAGCGATTCATTAGAGATAATATCTCTCTGTAATTTACCTTTAATTTTATTTAACATTTCTACCATTTTAAGATTATTTTTCATAATATAACCTTCATTTATTTCGTCAATATAACGTATCATTTTATTGATGTATTTAATTAAATCACCTTCAAAGATTCCATATTCGGTGATTATTTCTGCAATATGTTTATCATAATACCAATCCAATACTGGATATACATATTCACAATTTGGTCTAATAGTTGGAAACATTTCATCTACAAAACTTAAGACTTCAATATGATCTTCTGGTATTTCATTTTCCTTGCTCTTTCCCTCAGTAATAAGTGTTAATAATGTAATGTATTTATCCTCATTTAACATATCAACAAAATCACTAAATACTATTTCAGCACCAATTACACTATCCATATCGCGAAACAAAAGAGCAATATTACCCTTAGTTGTAAGTACACCTTCTTCATTAAAATACTTGTACTTACTCAGAAATTTAAACTTATATTTAATATCATTCGCAATAAAAACATCAAGATTATCCCTTTCACTCGCACTATCCTTAAATTGTTTTGAAACTTCTAAAAAACTAGTGTAATGAGCCAACTCGGATTTATAATCACCAGAATCTTCAATTGCCTTCAATCTACCACTTAGATTTTTTCTCTGAGACTTGGATGGTTGAATTGAAGCATTTAACTCTTTAATAATAGTATTCTTTTCCTCAAATAATTCATAATTTTTAAATACATATGCTTTAACTTTTTTATCCAATTCAGATAGCTTATTATCGAGGTAAATCTTTTCTTTATCTACTTCTGAATTCATTAAAGTCTTCTTAACAAAATCTTCAATCTTAGAGAGATCAATACTATTCTTTCTTACAAAATCCAAGATTAAACTTTCATCTATATAAAACTTAGAGCGAATTGCTTGGGGCTTACCTAACATTAGACTTTTAAATGTAATTGAATCTATTGTTTCAGTAAATGTCTGAGGTAATAAGATAACGTGGCCAATTTTATCTAAACCACGTCTACCAGCACGTCCGCTCATTTGGATAAATTCATGCGAATACAACATCCGTTTTCCATTATTATCAAACTTAAATATATCAGTGAAGATGACTGTTTTAATTGGCATATTCAATCCAACCGCAAATGTTTCTGTCGCAAATAATATCTTAATTAATCTTTTCGCAAACAGTAACTCAATGATTTCCTTAAAAACAGGAATTAAACCAGCATGGTGAACGGCAATACCCTTCTTAGCCAAAGCAACCATCTGAAAATACTGTGGAGTTTGTTTATAAGCGTCTTTATGTTCTAATTTTGAAAGATAATAGTCAATATCATGTTCAACTTGATGGGCTTCCGCAGAACTATTGTAACTTTCAGAAATTGCTTCGGCCAAAAAGAAACAAGTCTTCTTCGAAAAAACAAAGAAGATTGCCGGACACATGTCATGAGTAGCCAAATATTTACAGGTTTGACTAATAATCCATCTAAAATTCACTTTATTATCACGAAAGTACTTTGAAAAAAATAAGTATTTATTTAAAGCTTCTTCACTTAGAGTACGAGTATCAGTATCCATTATGTTATTAAGTGTATTCAAATTACCTTCGTACTTCTTTAATTCTTTTGGAAGTGTTGTCTTGCTGTAAAATATACCATAACTAAAGTGGAGAGGAACAACTCGCTTTTCATTTATCAATAGGTAGCTCGGATTCTTGGTTACATTCTGGACCCAAGTTAAAAAATTCTCAGGTTTGTCAATAGTTGCTGATAACATTATGATAGATACATTTTCAGGAATAGTCATGATACACTTTTCCCATACACTCCCACGTTCAGCATCATTAATATAATGCATCTCGTCAAAAGCAATTCCATATACTTCCTTCTTAATATCAACACTAAAACTCATTTCACCAATTTTAATTTCAGCATTTGATAACATCATCATTAATATCTCAGTTGTCATAATTAAAACTTGGGCGAGTGGATTATGCTTATGATCTCCAGTAATAATACCAAATGAAATGTGTGAATACTTTCTAGATAAATTATAAAATTGTTGATTCGCTAATGCCTTAATTGGGCTTGTAATTATATATCTCATCCCTAATTCAATTGCCTTTAATAGTCCTAGTTCAATTAATACTGATTTACCAGATCCTGTGTGCGCGCAACATAAAATATTACAGGCTTCCTTTATATCGACAATTTTTAACGAAGATGTGGATGATGATGAATTACTATATTCCTCTGGTGAGACACCTGCTCCGCCGACTGCTTTAGCTTCAACAGTTTCTGTTTTCTTTGGTGAATGTCTTTCTAATATATTATAGGCATGAGTTTGAAAACTATCTAATTCAAAAGAAAAAGATGGATGTTTAAACCCGGTAGATGTTTCGGTAACTTTTGTAATTGATTCCATTTGTATAGTATGGGTAATGTTTTGAACTTATATTATATTAAAATCAATTTTTATTTTCATTTGATGGTATACAAACTTTAAATTTATAAATTAAAATTGGATCAATATCTTAAAAAACATCACATGTTTCTTATCTTCAACCAAGTATAGTTTCAGCTTATATTTATCACCAATAACATACTTGACTTTATTTATTTCCATTCCTCGGCCATCTTCCATCAATTCAAAAGCAATCCGATTAGAAATAATTATTTTTAATGATTCACAGAAAAATATGAGACGATCATCTTGTATTTCTCTAAATTCAATCTCATATTCCTCCCCGCTTTTGATCTCTTGACTGGCTTTCAAATAATCCCACATTCTACTAATACTTTTAATATCTCTCTCAAATTGATTTACTTTATCCAAATCAACCACGGGTAATGCTCTCTTCTTATAAATTTTCTGGATAATATAATCTGCGTATCTTCTGATGGGAGAGGAAGCATGAGTATAATGAGTGAGGTCTAATTTTGAATGACCTTCTCTTTTAAAATCATAAATAGCTTTACCAACACCTTTTTGATTTCTAAAAATCATGCCAACTTCTTTCTCTAGTTTTTCTGTTATAAATTTATTATATAGAATCATATACACTTCTACCATTTTGTGTGTATCAATTACATCAATCTTTAGTTCTTTACCCAATTCAATACTCTTTTCATATAGAGTTTTCAAGATGGGATTTGTTACTTTTAATCCTTCGGCTTCATCATAAGTTAGATTCTTAGTTATCTTAACTTGATTAGTTTCAAATTCATATCGATTGTCGTAAATCCAGCAAGTAATAACATTTTTAATCTTTCCTTCTCTTAAGGAAGCAAATTCAGTAGAAATATTTTCAGGAAACATGTGAACATTTCGATGAGGAGCATATACTGTTGAGAAACGAGGGAAACTGTATTCGTCAATAATCTCGGCTACATCAGCAATGTGAATACCAATACGTTTCTTTTCAGAATCATATGACAGAGCATCATCAATATCGATACATCCAAATGGATCAACAGAATAAACTTGTAAATCGATGCTAACTTTTTCAGGATCTTTGTATTCGATTGGAAGTGGTTTTACTTTGGTAATTGGCATAGTTGGATAATAATAAAAGAGAACATCAAACTGACTATTGATATCATTCGCGGGACCCAAATCTAATTCAATAGTGCCGATTGGAATCTTGAAATCCCAATTTTTAAATTTGATAACAACAAAATGATCAACGACTGGTTCCTTGCGCTTCAGAGTATTTGTCTTAATGTTGCTGGAGACTAGGAACTTTGGAAAGCGCCAGTTGGTTGGTTTGAATTCAAATAATTCAATACCTTTGTCATTAAAACCAAAGGTATAGGTATTTTTTAATTTTAGGAGTCCACCAATTAGAAAAGAAGCTCGGTTGGTTTTTTCAACTGTTAGATCTGGTTTTAAGATGTCTCCGTGAAAACATTTATTGGTGATGACTTTGGAGGGGTCTATTATAGATGCGTCTCGGGTACATTCGGCGTAGTTTGGCTTTGTAATTGATAACATTGTATAATTAAATAGGTTTGTATTTATATGGGGAGTGAATTTCAATTTTTAAATAAACATGAATGAAATGAATGTTTATTTAAAAATTAGGACGAGCAAAGCGAGGAAACAATTTTTAATTTATTGAAGCGTAGCGAAAGAAATTAAAATTAGGACGAGCAAAGCGAGTTTCAATTTTTAAATAAACATGAATGAAATGAATGTTTATTTAAAAATTAGGACGAGCAAAGCGAGTCTCAATTTTTAAATTATGGTAACGTAATGAAATGGAGATTAATTTAATTTAAAAATTGTTTCCTCGCTTCACTCGTCCCAATTTTTTTTTTCCATTTCATTCCAATTATAAAAAAAAAATTGAAAAAAAAAAGTATATCCCAACTAGAATTATCAAAGTATGTCCACTAATATTTGTGCGCACTGTGAAAAAGAATCACTATTACAATGTAGTAAATGTAAAACCCCCTATTGTAGTCAAGAATGCCAGCGTGCTGCTTGGCCCGTTCATAAAGCACTGTGCAAGGCCATGGCTAAACTAGCTTCTCCAGTAGGTCTGCAAGCCTTTCCTGGAGCTTCCAGTGGCTTTGTTGCTCCAGTACCCAAAAAGTTAATGGCTCATCGTGACATCCATCGTGATTGTATCAATGATGGTAAATACCTACATGATGGTGATGCTGCCAAGCAAATTGCTAAATTAGCGAATGAACTTTTCCCAGATTGTGCTCGGAAGGGAAGTTTCGTAGTAAAGCCCGGATACGTTTTGACGTATCAGCAAGCAGAAGCCTTTAATTTCTTGGCAGCACTCGAGGTACTCCAAGATAAATATACAAGGGGTGCTGAAAGTATTGGGCCGATGGCTGAATTTCTGATGAGTCAAATTAAGCCGATCCCAGTATTGGTCGCGTTAACCAACATCCGATTACCAATTGGTTCGCCTCAAACTGAAGAATACATTTTTCTTCGACCGGAGGAGCGGGTTGCTTTGGAGGAGTATATAAAATCCACTGAGTAAAAAATTGATTAAAAAATATTATAACATAAATTTATTTATATTATAATCTATTATTAAAATGCAGAATTCAACTGAAGATCCGTTAGCCGAATACAGGAAACTTGCTAAAATTAAATACGAAAAATTAAAAGCGGAAGAAGATGCTAAAAAGGCAAAATTAGAAGAAGAAGAAAATCATCGTAAATTAGAAGAATTAACTAAAGAACTACAAACCCAAGATGAACTACTTGTTATTCAAACATTTATTGGTGAATTTGATTCATTTTTGGTAGCATTAGAAACTACTAACGATGTATCATTAATCTTACAAATGATAAAATGCCAATTAGACTCAATAATTGATTTAATTAAAAAGCATGATCAATTAAAAGATATTCAAAGTAAAGTTGCTACATTAGTGGAAGTATTAAATAAGATTCATAAAGATAAGAAACATTTATCATATGTCAAAGAATTAGATAAAATAGTTAAAGAAATATTTAAAGTTTCTGGAGTTGAAATTGATATCGAATTAATGGATACAGAAGATGATGAAGAATATGCCAAAAAACTACAAGAAGAATATTATCAAAATACTGGTGAAGATGTTTAGACCAATTTCATCCATTCATTTAAGATTTCTAATTCTTCCTTCTTAACTATTCCAACTTCATATAAAATACTATAAACATCATAAATAGATGCGTCTTTATTTTTATTTAATAAATCTATTACTTTCGTTGCTGTTTCATACATTGGAATTTCACTTTCATAATCTTTCTGTAAATCATGTACATTTCTTTCTTGAATAGCAGTTGGATATGTAAATTTAATTGTTTTATTATTTTTCCATAATTGATATAATGCTACAAATCCATGTAAAATATCAGTATATCTAAATGTTACTGTTACTGGTAAATACATCGCGTAGAACATTGATGGATCAATCCAAAATGTATTTTGAGTATTAAAAGGACACACTGAATTTTTATTTAATATAATGTCAAAATCAGTATCTTTTTCAAAAGTATATGGTTTATCACTAATATATATTCTATAGTGAGCATCAACATCTGGATCATTATTTACTAATCCTTGAATAATCGATACTTTCAAGTTTGGTTGACCATCTGTTAATTCCGGTACAATATCAATACTTGGATCTTTTGGTGGAATTCCTCTAGGCCATA